GTAACTAATTGCAGTTTATACTTTTTGGTGTATTGCGACTCGCCATATTTAGTTTTAACCATAATGTCATCTATCTTACTAGCAGTAACCTTACCTAATCTAGCAGAAAACCATTCAGCACTTCGTTGTTCCATTATTTATTCTCCTCTAATCAGCAGTATTTATCCATGATTTAATAATTTTTTCACCAGTTGAGTCATCAACACAAATAACCCACACTTTTCCATTACTTCGTTTTATTTCAATATATACTACATCACTTTCTCTAATATCTATTTTCATTATTTTTTCTCCAATGATTTATTTCTTCTTTCTTGGCGAACAAGCTCTTTTTCATGGTTTTTTATAAGGTCTGTTGCTATTAAAATACCTTGATACACGCCTATATTAAAAGACTTATTCTTATCATGTGATTTTGCTAAAAAATCCTCATATATATTAGTCCTTACATAATTAACAATTTCTTGAGTTGCGGAACTTTCTAAATGTTTTAATAAATCTTGAGTATTAATTTCCATTATTTACTCTCCTTAACTTTTTCTATAAAAGGCATACAAAGTTTTCTATCAACTTCGTTAAGAGTATTAAAATATTTTCTAGCTTCATCTATACCTTGTTCTTTATAAATGTTTTCTATGCGTTCCAGAACATCACCCTCTGGAAGATCCTCTCCATAATATAAATGAAGTGATATTCCAAAAAGAGCAATTGCTTTTGCTAAACATCTTTGCATAGCTGTATTTAATTCCATTGTACTAGGATTTTTAATAGCTTGGTTTCTGAAATTAAGTACAGGTAATTGTGCTGTCATTGTTTTACCAAATGCTGTTAATGAACAGAACACCATCATACTTCCATCAGGTAAAGTCAATGGCTCTTTATATTCCCATGTCGCAGAACCATCATGTTGTAATAATATATCTACCCCCCATGCCCAACTCAAATAAGTAAATTGTCCTTTCTTTTCTGTATGTTTAGATACATCAATCTTTCTTAAGTCTTTGTATTTACTCATAATATCCCCTTGTTTAATTCATTTAATCTGCGGATAGCTTTGTTTATTTTATCTATATCAAACTCACTTTGGTCTTCTTGTAGTTTTAATTGTTCTTGATGTGCTTGTTGATCTAATATTTCTTGCATATCTCTAGCTTGTTCGTTTTGCTCAAACTGTTCTTGATATACTTTTAATGCCATTTCACTTGATTTGCTCATAATATTTTCCTTCTTTTTAAAGGTTAATTAATTTTACTACTCTATGTTAATCCTTTTTTACCATAATATCAAATGTTTTTTCTTTTAAAACTTTTAATCCAAATAATATTAAGCCTACCCAACATGATAATGCTGTTGTAATCATTACTGTTAAAGACAGGCCTAATAATATAGTTATCAAAAAAATCCTTTATCTTTATAAGTATTATTTACTTGTAGTTTTTTAATAAAATTTCTAGTTCCAAATCTAAATGTATGCTTATCAAAATAAAGACCAAAATTTCCCTCAAATCCATTACCATGCCTTTGTTTGTTTATATATATTTTTGCGTCATGCCAATTAACAGCTTCTTCTTTTTTGTCATGATCTTCAGAATTTAAAATTTCTTCTTTGGCCTTGTTCCTAAATACTGTAATACAATTATCTGCTAAATTTGTAATGTTACTAGAACCTAAAACATCAAACTTACTTGGTTCGCCATGCTCATTAAATGTTTTTCTACTATGGCAGACTAAAAATATCTTTATATTTAAATCTCTACTTGCCACACATAATTGGTTTATAAATTTTTTCTGTTTATTATAATCATCTTCATTAATACCACATTTCATTAAACTATCAATTACAAATACTTTTATTCCAAGTTTTTCAGCACCATAAAAAACAACACTTATTACTTTCTCAACGCTAGTTTCCCCTTCTGCATCATATAGATATAATTTTTCATCTAACCCTTGAACAAATGATTTAATGGCGTTATCAGTTGGATCTTGTAATCCAGTCTGTAATAACATTCTACCTAAAGTAGCTTTTGGCAGCATTTCAAAAGATGCAATCATTGATTTAGTTTCATTAAGAAGTTTTAAGATAATAAAAGAAAGCCAAGCAGTTTTACCATGCCCAGAATATCCTGTGATTATAGAAGTTTCGCCAAATCTAATTTTAAATTTATCTTCTGTAAAATCAAATGGTAAATTAATTCCACCATACATATCATTTCTGAAATAACTTTGAACATCATCTACATAATGACTTGGTTTTTTAATTTTATAATGTTCATCATTATCACGACTTGCAAAATAATTATCTATATCCTTATCGCCAATAATTAATTTATTCATTTCCTCATTTAATGTCGTCATAAATTCCTCTTAATCTTGATGTCATTTCTAACAATTTTTCATAATCACTATCAATAAGAGGGATCTTTTTTTTCAAACTACTTGCACATAAACATAAAAATAAAACATCATTACTTATGGCCTTTAGTACAGCAAAAGGATTAAATCTTCTATTTGGTTTATAGTCATTATCAACAGAATTGGGCATAATATCAGACCAACTTAATCCTGCTGCTTGAATGACATCTCCAGTTTCACACCCACCAAAACAATTAATCACTACCTTATCGCCATCAAACTTAATTCCCAGACTTGCGGTTTTATCATCATGACTAGGACATAAGCATTGATATTGTGAATTATCGTTAGTTGATGCGTAAACTTTCTTAAATCTCGATAGTATTTGTTCTCTCTGTATCATCTATCATTTCCTTTATTTGATATTGTCGAAGTTGAGGTATGCCTGTAGTTTTCCAATAAAAAACTGCTTGTCTTGATAAAGGTGGATCAAACTTTTTTGCTAATTGGTTCGGTGTAACTTTTAATTTTTTACAAATTTCATTCAGTTTCATAATTTTTCCTTAATTGTTAAAGTAATTGAATTTAACACAATAAATCATGTTGTGGTAGCATTTCTTTTGTTTTTTTATCAATCATTGCCATAATCATGCCCTCTATAATCTGCATCTAATAAAGTTGGTTCATCACTTTCATCACAATCTTCATTATTTTTACATGAGCTGCAAACAAAATCATCAGGATTAGTTTCCTGAATAAAGTAATCCCCACATTCGTGGCACTCAACTTCCTCTGCATCTTTTAAATCAGGTGGTAAATTGCTACCCCAGTTTTCTTTTTCATTCATTATAAAATCTCCCATATTATTAATGCACTTAATGTGAATAAAACACCGATCACAAAACCTAAAATTCTATTATTGTGGCCTTTTCGTTTTGTTTCTTCTAACCAAGTTTCATTTTTCATAATTACTTTTCCCCCTCTTTTATAAGCTGAATAGACATATTTTCATTAGTTACCCTATCAAAACATACTGTTTCGATTAAATAATCAATTAAATCTTCCAATAAAAAACATTCTCGATCAAAATACCAGGCGTTATCTAAATCATTTTCAAATAACGCTGCGAACTCATTTTTTAATGTTTGTTTAGTATGTACTTGGATGATTTTGAAATTATCCCAAGAACATAAAAAATAATTTTCACTTCTTTTTAATGTTACTTTTAGATCAAGCGGTGAAAAATATATAGCGTTATCATCTTTCGCCCATTTAATTTTTTCTAAATTCATAATTTTTACCCCTTATTTACATTAAACTTCTTATTAAACAATGGTATTAAGGCAAGTCCGATCAAACACCCTAACCCACTACCAATTGCTAATGGCATATTTAATGAAGCAAGGCCACCTAGAAAGTCAGAGGTTGCATTGCCTATACCTGCGCCTACGATAGGCATTAATGCGCCTAACTTAAAGCGTTCAGGTAAAAACTTCTCAACCTCATACCCTGTAAATGCGCCCAATATCATTACACCATTATCAACAATTCCAAATATAATAAAATCAATCATAATTATTTCTTTTCTTTTTTAAGTTTTTTATCTTTTTTAACTAACCCTAGAAAAGCATTTTTAACATCTTTTTCAGTCTTAATGTCATTCATATCTTTTTCTATAGTTTTATTGCCATAACTAAAAATAATCTTACTCATAATTATTCCTTATATATTGTTAATCAAACTTGCACAATATTTAATATATACCCCTTTTTTAATAATGTAAAGCTTTTTTGACACTTGACCAGCGTGAAATTATAGCGTAAAATCCGTAATTCTTTACACATCAACTGTTAATCTTTATTTTTATTAAATAAATGTTATCACTAGTTTAATAAATGTTATTTTTATCTTTATTAAATAATAGAATTTTACCTTTTTAAAAGCTTATATCTATATCTTATTTTCATAAGATCATAGTTTTTAACAAAATTTCAAGCTTTATAATAAAAAATTCTGCTACAATTAACCCCTATGGCCTTTAAAAAATGTTTTAATACCCTAGTATTAGTTAATATTGCTTTACACTATGGGCTTAAAAATGATCTTTATGGCCTTTTTTGTATATAAGACTAGATTTCAACTCATTTTTTTGATATAATACGGGGTTATATGTATTCCTATGCCAAAAAAAACCCCTAATTAAAGGGGTTGTTTAGTTTTAAGATTGATTATTTATTTAATTGTTATAAATTCAAAATGATCCTCAACAAACTTCTTTTCTTTTTTTGTTGCGACTTCCTCAAAATGAGGATTTAAAAAATAGTCTTGAATTGGATTTTTTGCTCTTGCTTTATCAATCTTTTCTTTATTAGTTAGTTTCATAATTAACCCCTTATTTATTAAATTCAAGATAGAATACTTGTAAAATACCCATGCCACTAAATAGCATGGATAGAAAATAAAATTCCATTAGCATAAATAATACTGCCAATGATATTAGAAGTGTGAATATTAAAATCGTGATAGCTTTCATTTTATACCCCTTAATTTAAGTTAGTTAAAATTATAGAACCTTCTTTAATACCCTTTTTAATCTCTTGAGTTTTCATATCAAGAAACATATTACGATATTTTGAAGTAGTTTTTGAGTGATCCCAAAATTTAATATCAAGATATATTTTTTCAATATCATAATATTTTTTAACTATCATAGAATTATAAGATTGAAAATAACTACATTCATTCTCATGATCATGGATAATAAATTGATTGGGTATTGAGTTGCCTTTATTACTTACCATGTTTTCAACTTTCATAATATTAACCCCTATTAATGTTAATTAATGTAAAAAAATTATCATATATCTTTTTTATATCTGATCTTGGAATATTAAATACAGATGATAAAGCGTTAATATCTTTATCATCATATGAAAAACATTTATTTAATTGCTCATTAGATTGAGTAATGCAATATAAAATATTATTCATTTTTAATACTGTATTTTTATCTTTGAATTTAATCATTTTATACCCCTTATTAATGTTAAATTAGATCTAGCTTGATACTACTAGATCCCTGTAAAATCAATGGTTGAGATATTTTTAGTAGTTATAAAGCATAAAATACTATCAACCATGTTGTTATTCTAGCATTGTTAAACTAGGTTTACAATAGATATTTAATAATATATTGCATAATTTTGTATAAAGTGGTAAAAAAACAACTCACACAATCAACTCATGTAAAGACTTCTTTACGCACTTGATAGGATAGCATTATATAATAGCTAAATAGCGCCTGGATTGATTGCGCAAGTATTAGAGCATATATAACCAATAATGATATATAATGATTGATCTTATAACTAAATGGAATAAGGCCATATAATAAATAATGAATGATAATAATATAATCGATAGCGGTCCAATCAATATAATCGCAAGGATTAAAGATAAAGATAAAGATAAAGAAACTCATGCGCAAGTTATTCCCAGGCGTAAAAAAGTGGGTCGACCCGCGTACCTTGTAACATCGGATACCCGCGCGGAAGTTTATAATTTATCTATAGTAGGTACTAGGTATGAAGATATTGCATTAGTCATGGGAATGTCAAATGACACACTTAAAAAGCATTATAAGAATGAGTTAGAGAAAGGTCGTATAGAAGCTAACGCTGCTGTCGCAGGCACATTATATGAGAAAGCTAAACAAGGTGATACATCTTCTATGATCTTCTGGTTAAAGACTAGAGCGCAATGGAGTGAAAAGAATACAACAGAATTAACAGGAGAGGGGGGTGCGCCCATTAATATCAAAGTAATTACAGGAATAGATTAAAAAATGCCATTTCCAAATTTTTTGCAGGATAATTTTTAGGACTTTATTATGAATAACCCAAATACCACTATGTCAGTATCAGAGCTAATAAAAAAAATGGCTATTGATGCAGTTGAAACATTAAGACCAAAAGAAAATAAAACAGTAATTGAATTGCCAGACTTACAAGAAATGATAGGATTACTAGGGAATTTTCGCCCAGAAGGTAATGCTGTTATGCAACCACAAGTTAATGATATGCCATCATACGATATGATGCTAGCAGATAATTCTGATACTGAAAATTATAGGCATCAAGGAAATTTAAAAGAAGGAGAAACTATTTTACCTGATGGAAATATTTTATCAGCAGATGGATTTATAAGGAGTCCTAATTTGGGTGGTAATGATATTAATATATCTGATGACTTTCCAACAGAAAATCAAGAAGCATATGCTGAAGGACTAGAGATTGGAGAGGGATTCCCTTTATTAAGACAGGCAGATAAATTTATAACAAAAACAGGCAGACCTTTAGATTCAGGATCTTTTATTGATATGTTTCAGCAATACAATAATAGTGAAAGAAACAAAATGATTGATTTAGGTTATGATGATATGCGTGAGGCTATAAATGCACAATAAAAAACAAAAGAAAGTGGCAACTAAAATAATTAAAGAAAAGAGAGCTGTGAAAAGAAGTTTAGCAGAAGATATTGCAGCGTCATCAATTGAAGCAAACAAATATAGGTTATAAATTATGTGGTCATGTCATTTATTTTTAGGG